TTTTTCTTTTTATTTCTTTTCTTCTTTTCAGAATATAACTTGCATTGAACGGACAACACAAGATTGATCATCAAGGGATCAACAACCTCGAAGGAACTTTTTTATCAGCTGAGCGCGAACGCACAACCACTTCCTTCTCATCTTCACTCTCACTTTCTGCCACCGAGGTAAAAACAGGATCAACCACCGAAGTGGCACCTAAACGAGAATAAAGGTTTTTAACCATACGTGGATCTTTCGCACTGATAGCATCAGTAGGTAACTGACTAATAACAACCCCAGCAGTTATTGGTTGAGTCCAAGTCCCATTAACTATCGGTTTATAGTACCAATTACCACCTGCCACAAATTGCACAGTTCTAACTCCAACTGCTCCCAAAGCTACAGTAATTGGATTAGACATTTTATCTTCAACTACGATTGTTAGACCAGAAGTCACTGGCGCACCAAAAGGCAAAGTGGTACTACAAGCAGCAATCGTTCCCCAATAAGACATAAACCAGTTTCCAGAACCACCAGAAATTGTTCCACCAGGATCTAAGCTAATATTACTCGAACTCCAGGCAGTTGCAACTGGCAAGTTACTAGAAACAAATAACGCAGTTCCCGTTGATAAATTTGATGTTGTGGCAAAACTATACTTCGCAGCCGTCAAATTTAAAGCGGGCAAAACTCGCGGGTATGCAAACTCAATATCATATTCAAAATAAAGACTTCCCAATGTAGAAGAAACTGGTGGAGGTGCAACGTACAAAACAGTTATATCCAATTGTGAATACGTCCTAACTTCTGTTGCACTCGGATCAGTCCAAAAGAAAGCTTCTGCATCTGACATACGCCATGCTGCTGAACCATTAGACCAAACGTTCCATGACGAATACCCAACATGAGCTGAACCACTTCGAATAGCATCTAATCCAGTCAATGCAGTAACATTTCCATCTGGATCAAAAAAAGCCCCAATTTGCCCGCTTGTAGCACTAGAACAAGCTGATTGCCAAATTAACTTACAATTACGAAAACGAAACTTATCATATAAAGATGCCAAAGTGGCCAACCGCGTATTAGTAAATCGCGTCGGATTCAACTGTATACGAAAAACTGTATCACCAGGCACAATGGTTCCTGACCCAGTTGTTATAGTAGTCAAGAACTCTCTCCCTTGCATTCGAACAGATGGTTGATTAAATCCACCCTTTACGCGAGCTCTACCACGCAATCCACGATTCCCCACTGCAACAGGCGCAGCTTGCAATCGCTGTGAAATTTGCCGTGGTCGCATAATTGAACCCGCACTTACATTTCTTCTTTGAGGTTGAGGTTGTACTTTCTTCTTTTGAACTTTTATCTGTTTCACAAACTGAACAACTCTTCCTCTTCTATTTCTGATAGCCCCCATTGATTTGGCTCGTCGTGGCCCTGGATTGGACTCAACTCCAACAAGTCGAGGTGCAGGCGGATCAGAAAAAACGCTATTATCAATAAAGCCACTAATAAAAGGATCAGCACCAAGGGTGGAAGTAGATCCACTAAGACCAAGCCTTGTGATTCCCATAATTTCATCTACTAATGGCACTAATGCTCCCATTCTTCTTTTTATCTGGTGTGTACGCTTTAAATCAATTCCAGATCCTTCAAAGCCAGTATAGAGCAATTTCAATTCAAATTCAGTAAACCAAAGTGCGAGCACTTCTTTATATGGCACAATCACACCCCCTTTAATAGCATTTGATCCGTCATAATCACAACGGAGTTTCAAATACTCACAATAACGTGTAACATTCCTAAATAAGTCCTCATGAGCATAACAATCCATTCTAATCGCAAGTGCACGTAGCAAATGCCACTGAATATTTTCACAATCAGTTCCAGATCGCAATGCTCCATAGGTACGTTCAGGATCAGGATGTGGAAGCCACATTCCAAAACGCCAAACAACACTTTGACTTAAGAAGCCTAATTTGAAATAAGGTAGAGCTTCCCAACTTTCTGCTGTAGTCACAACTCCAAGCAACGTGAATTCTCGAGATATAGAGCTAGCATTATACCAATCACGTACAACTTGAGCTATGGTTAAGGTATTATCATCACCATACAAAGCTGCCTCCACAAATCGCATAAACGATTCATAGTTGCGATACTTTTCTGGCACTAACCTAAACCACGCATAAGCTAAAAGTAAGAACAAAACTAAAGTATTATCCACAACAGTATTAGCACTACCTGATGGGTTTCCAGTATGTTTTTGAAAAACCGTTCCATCATCCATCACTACTAAACTGTGTATAATCCAATAGTAGCTATTATAAAGACGC